GTCAAATGCAGGGCTTGTAAAACCAGCACCACCGGCACCGACTGTAATAGCGTAGCTGTTGTAAATAGAAAGCGTACCGGTGCTAGTTAAATAACCACCCGCGCCACCACCACCGCCAGCAGACAAGTTTCCACCCCCGGCACGGTTACCACCACCGCCACCACCGCCAGCAACAATCAGGTAAGTAATGGGAACGCTGCCAGCAAGCGTAGTGAAACCATACGCTGCCGCACAAGCTGCTCCAACCGTAGACAAACGAGGCATAGGTACCCTTTAAGAAAACTTGGTCTGCGAGGCAAATACTGTAAACGTCGCGCTAGCCGTCTTAATAATTACGTATGTGTAGATATCAACAGAGTTTGCGTTACCAAAAGCTGGGGTTAGTCCGCCTTGCCATTTTGGGGTTACAGAACTGCCGTCAACCTGAACGAACGTATTGTAATAACCAGTAGCACCTTGGGTAACAAGGAAAGATGCGGAGAAGGACTGACCCACGCTCATCAAACTGTTAAGGGTTGTGCTGCCATCGCCACGGAAGTTTACTGTCCAGTTACCTGATGCGCTACTTGTGTAGTAAAGGACTGCTTGACTTAGCGTGTTGTAGTTAATTGTGCCTGTTGCTGCAGTGGCTGACACCGTGGCTGTTTCACGAATGCCCGTAATAAGCGGGTTGATCAGCGTGTTGAATGTTGTAAATGTACTTGCACCAAATACACCGTCGTTCCCATCGCAGTAAAGCGTAGTCTGTGTACCGGTCAAGCAACTAAATGCTGTGCCTGAAGAGGTTTTGATGCCGATGGTTTGTGTTGTATTGTTAGCAACAATGTATGTCTTTGGCTCGTTTGGAATTGTAATGTTGCGTGTAACAGCGTTTGATCCATTAACAACCAGCACAGCGCTACGGGCTTCGTCTAGTGTGCCGTTATACGAAGTCAGAGTTATGTTGCCAGATGTGACATCAACTGTGGTTACACCTGTAATGGCTTGCTCAAGCAGTGTGCCAAGGTTGTTGTTGGTCGTCTGACCCCAAATGCCGTCCTGTTCGCCGTCACCGATAAGTTCGATGCGTAACGATGGTGAGTAAGTACTTGGCATTATCTAGCTCCTATGCGGCAAGAACGTCTTGCCAATTATTTGTTTGGGCGGCATCCACATCCACCCAGCTTTCAGTTTGTGCATCGTTTATATCAACCCAGTTCGAAGCCTGAGCTGGAACAATATCACTCCAAACAAAGAACGCACCAACACCGCCTGTGCCTTGTACGCCGGTTAAGAAAACCGTAGCGTTACCAATTACCGTGGCAGTGCCTAAAGATCCTGTAGCTTGAACGCCCGTAACACTTACGTTCGTAATTACTTGAACTGTTACAGAGTTTACTGCGCCTGTAGCTTCTACACCAGTAGCATCAACAATCGCATCACCTTGCGCCTGCGCGGTTCCAAGGAAGGTCTGACCAACTACGCCGCTTGGGAATACGTTGGCATCTGCAGTGACCGCAAGAGTTCCTGTCTGGCCTGTTCCAAACACACCTGTTGGGTATACAAAACCCTCACCAATAACTTGAGCTGTGCCAAGTGCAGTGGTTCCCTGTACGCCAATTGGGTATACGTTTGCATCAGCAGTCTGGGTTGTAATGCCTAAGAAGGTTTGAGCTTCTACGCCAGATACCAATACTGTGACGCTTGTTGTAGCAACCGCAGTACCTAGAGCCGTTGTACCTTGTACCCCAAAAACAGCAACATCGACGTTCGGATTAAGGCCCGAGTCGGCAAATGGCGCTGCTGCTAAGGGGGAAAAACCAAACATTAGTTATCCGCTGGTAATGGTGTATTGCCTTCTGCAAGCCATTTTAAATAGGCTTGGTAATCGGTGTTGGCTGGGTCAAAAGGAATAACAGCATCGTCTGGCAACCTTTTAATATACCGTACGCTATTTGTGTTGGTAATCTTGTCCCAGATATATTGGTAATTAAACATTTTAAAGCTCCGCGCTAAACGTCATAATGTCGTCGGCACTATTAGGATAATAGTAATAACCACCTGCGGAGGTAGAATAAGTTTGCAAAACAAATCCTTGTGTCCCCAACGCGCTAAGAGCTGGTGCAGCAACACCATTGATATTTGTTGACGCCCACGTACCAGCAATTGTAGTAGTCGGGGTTGCTCGCATTGAAACAGGGAATGGAAAACTTGCCCTTGTATCATTCGCTGCGTTAACAGCCCCTTGAACAAATGGGAATCCGCTGGTTCCGCCGTTTATTTGAAAATACCTTTGACACAGCGCAAGCTCAGTACCAATTGGGCGAGCATCAAACGATGTTGCAGACGCGCCTAGCTCTATCTGCGGGTTGCCAATTGTCCATGTGCCGGATGTCTGTGCGCCAACAGTAAACAATACTTCAATACCCGTTGTTGCTGCACTAGGAATGGTTATCTGCGCGTTGTAATTTGTAACAGTGCTATTGACCGTAAAGGTTCCCGTAGCAATCTGTGTCTTTGTTGGTGTACCAATCGTACCAAACGTATTAGCAGTAGTCGCGTAATTTACTGTCCATGTCACTGAAGTTAAAACGGAGTTAGCCATGTCTACAGACAACGTAACTGTTTGCCCGTTTAAATCATACGAGTTGTTTGCTTCAATACGTTGACCAACACCCACGGCAGTTACAGAAGCAGCGCCGGTTATTTGCAACCTGTTTTGTATGGTGCTAGACCCAGCCACTTGTGCAGCGGTCACGTTTGCGCCGGTAGAATAAACAAACCAGCGGTCAACGCATGGGTATCCAGTGCTTGATGTGGGGACGGTAGTACCAGCAGTCACCGTAGCAGAAGTTGCTCGCTGAGCTACGCGCATGCAAGCATTAATAAAACGGTTTTTAAACCCGGTGTATTGCGCCGTAGAAGCAATCATCCCACTAGGTACTTGGGTTAGTGCCATGTCAAATCCTTAAGCTGTATAAGTACCGGATGTCGTAAAAGTATGGATGGTGTTACCACCAGCAGAAGTTACTGTGCCGCCCGAACCACGTTGTGAGCCAGCATAGGAAATAATCACTACACCTGAACCACCTGCTGCGCCGTTTTGATACGTGTTTGGGACACCAGAAGCCCCACCGCCGCCACCACCACCAGTATTCGCAGTGCCTGTAACCGGAGCTGTAGAGTTGTATAAACCACCAGCACCACCACCTCCTGCGCCGCCAGCTCCACCTGCAATGTTTCGTGTGCCGCCACCACCGCCACCAGCTCTTGTCACAGCAGAACCGGTAATTGATGAACTTATTCCTGCCCCACCAACACCAGCAACAGAGTTTGTAGCTGTTCCACCGACAGCACTTGCGCCACCACCACCGCCAGCGTTTAGTTCATCAGCGCTACGACCACCGCCAGCATTCCCCTGACCAGCAGTGCCTGAACCAGCAGAACCTGAGGACCTGCCTAAACCGCCACCACTACCACCAGAAACACCACCAGATGAGTAAGAGCCACCACCGCCGCCCCCCACTGCTGTAGCGGTTGTAATACCACTTCCAGACAAAACAGAGTTTGAGCCACTACCACCGGGTGTGTTGTTATCTGAACTAGCGCCAGCACCGCCACCGCCAATTGTTACTGTATATGCAGCGTTAGGGGTTAGATATTGGCTGGACTCTATATACCCACCAGCACCGCCGCCTCCGCCTCCGTTATAACCACCACCACCAGCACCCGCAACAACTACATAGCTAACACTATATGTAGCAACAACAATACTTCTCCACGATGAACCATCCCAGCATTCAAGTTGTCCAATAGTTGTATTCCACCCCTGCTGACCTACAATAGGCGATGCAGGGCGGTTTGCTGTTGTCCAACTAGGAGCAGTAAAAGCTGCGTTAGTAGCTGCGCGTGTCATGCTTGCACCTTAATATTTTTTAATTCGTCAAGCGTATTGGCGCTGTCAGCCAACTTAGTAATGTCCCGCAATCTTTGTTTTTCAGCAGCAATGCTAGAAGTATCCGCACCAGACTCCAAAGCGCGTTGGAACAAAACATCTTGCTCTTGCAACAATGCAGCTCGGTCGTTTCTCAACCTATCTTTTGTAATCTCAACAGCTTTATTAAAATTAATAATAATCATTCTGCATACTCCCAAGCATCACGGAATGTGCGGTCTAATGGGATTTCAGAAACATCAACAATCTTGTATGGCTTACCATCTGGCACATCTTTCAAAGCAAGCTCAACCGAAACCGCTGGGACAATCACTGCTACGCCGCCAGTGCTAGTAGGATAAATAATTCGCTGGTTCATGATTCTTCCTAACGAAAAACAGCAATTTGGCAATTGGCTGGGTCAGACCTACCAAAACCTGAACGCCAAACGCCTATTAAAAGCGTTGAAGCAGTTGAACTTCTAAACGTTAATATTTGTGGTTCATTGCCTGAATTGTCATCACTGTTGAGCGTTGCAGCAAAATCTGCGTCCGGCATTGCAGTTGTAAAGTTTACGGTGTACAGCCCAGTGCCATTATCTGTAATGCTTGATACGTTTCCGCTTGCTCTAATAGCAACTGTACCTGTGCCGTTAAAGTTCACCCATGCTCGTGCGCCATAAACAGGCGCAGAACCAGTCTGTGCGCCATTTAGATTCGTGGGTCCAACAGCGGCAGCGGCAAGCTCACTACTGCCTACAGCGCCAGCAGCAATTTGTGTAGCGGTTACTGAATCTGCGGCAAGATACGTGGAGCTAATTGACCCCGATGTAGCAGGGATGGCGTTTAGTACCGAGCTTACATAGAACGACTCAACAGAAACCAAGTCACCAACCGTTGCACCAACAGCAAGAACAACAGTTGTGCCGTTCGTAGCAGTGTAGTCAGCCGAACCAAGCAGTGAGCCGTTGCGGTATACGTTGATGAACCCCGGCGTGTATGAGGCTGGTGTAAACGTTGTTTGGCTCGCTGTTGCTGTAAATTCTGTGACTGTACGATAAGACGCTGTGGTTACACCAGAAGCGGGGATGCCAAGATAACGGACAGAGATGTTTCCTGTGCCAGTTGGAGGCGCACCTGAGAAGGTAAGCGTTGTCCCTGCTACGCCATAGGTAGAGGGATCTTGAAGAACGCCACTAACAGCCACAAGCACAGACGGCGTGTTGGCAGGAGCCACAGTCATCGTAAAGGCAGTCGTCGAGCCGTTACCACTGAAGGTATCAGTTATAAACGATTGGTATAGAGGGCTATTTCCGATATACATAGATTACGCCGTAAATGTGCCAGATGTTGTGAATGTGTGGTATGTGTAACCACCTGCCGATGTAACAGTTCCACCGGAACCACGTTGTGAGCCAGAATAGCGGATTACCACAACACCTGAGCCACCAGCACCACCGGCTCCACCAGCAGCACCTTGCCCAATTGAATTGCCACCACCGCCACCGCCACCGCCACCAGTGTTAGCCGATGCAGAAATTCCTGTACTGCTTGCTGCGCCACCGTTTGCACCGCCGCCAGCCCCACCAGCCCCCGCTGCGTTAGTGCCGTTATATGCGCTACCACCAGCGCCGCCACCGCCTGAATACAAAGCACCGGCTACATCCCCAAAATATCTAGTTGTAGTTGCTTGCCCAATGCCTTTGCCGTAAAAACCATCGCCGCCATCTGAGCCGTTTGAACCGCCAACACCGGCTGCGGTAGGCGTATACGACCCACCTCCACCTCCTGAACCGCCGTTGCCTCCTACGTAATTGCTTGCTAGGCTAGTGCCACCATTAGCTGTATAGGTTGTGCTGCTAATCGTTGCTGTTGACGCTATCCCACTACCTCCGTAACCCCCGCCTGACGTTCCGCCTGCACCACCAGCACCAACAACAATAGCCGCAGTTGCTCCAGTGGCAATACTAGTAGTTCCAAATAATGTATACCCACCAGCACCGCCACCACCTGAACCGTATATTGCCCCACCGCCACCAGAACCGCCGCCGACAATAAAATACTCAACCGCATACGGCGCAGCAGCTAGAGATGTCCAAGTGTTTAAACCAACATAAACCTCGAGCCGACCAAGCGTAGTATTCCAACCCTGCTGTCCAAGGAAAGGCGAAGACGGTCTACCAGCAGTTGTCCACTGTGTAGGTTCAAACCCATACGAGCCAATGGTGCTGATAGGCATAGCTATTCCTTAAGCTGCTTCTAAAACGATTTCTTTCCAGCTAGTTGTAGCTTCGTCCCATGCGTATAACTTACCGTCTGCTGGCATAGCTACCGGGGCGTTCCACAAACAAGTAACATCATCAAGCGTCCACGAAGCAAATGGCTGTGGCGGGATAAATGCATCTTTGGTTGCGTCATAGGAATAACCTACGCCAGCGTAATTTTTTCTTAGTGGAGTGCCACCATTAGCGTGTACGCCACCGTGTGTGTTATAGCTGGTTTGGAGCCACGTACCGGGCGAGCTGTCTACGAATGTTTGGAAAAACTCAGGCTCAGCGACAATCACTTGTGTCACTTTGCCGTCTACTACTTTTGCGAAATGGCCCATGAATATTCTCCTGAATTAAGCCGTAAACGTACCACTTGTTGTAAACGTATGAATTGTATAACCGCCTGATGATGTAACGGTGCCGCCTGTGCCGCGTTGTGTACCGAGGTAGCTGATGATTACAATACCTGAGCCGCCAGTGCCAGAGGAAGACCCCCCTGCGCCACCGCCACCGCCTGTATTTACTGTCCCATTGTTTCCGGTTGTGCCATTAGCAGTTCCACCGCCGCCGTTTCCTCCGGAGCCATAACCTGACGCCCCCCAAGCACCGCCTCCCCCTGCGTAAAAAACAGAAGAACCAGAAATTGAATTAGCTAAACCAACTCCACCGCTGCCACCGACAGAACCACCACTGCCAACCCCTCCCGCAGCGCCAGCTCCACCGCCACCGCCACCACAAGTAGTGCCAGCATTCCCGCCAGCGTTACCTTGACCAGCAGTGCCAGCACCACCAGTGTTAGCATCTCTACCGCCTCCACCACCAGAACCACCTGCAGTACCATTGCTAGAAGACCCAACGCAATTCCCGCCACCAATAGCAGTAAGACCTAACGCTGTAGTATTTGACCCACTTGCTGCTGCCCCACCAGCGCCAATAGTAACCGTATAAGCGGTTCCAATAGTTGCAGATTGATTGCCTGTTAATAAACCACCAGCACCACCACCTCCAGCTCCGTTACCACCGCTACCGCCACCAGCAACAAGCATATAAAACACTGTGTAAGTGTTGGTAGCAACTGCTTGCCAAATACTAAAACCAACAAAAACTTCCTGCTGCCCAAGCGTTGTATTCCAACGTGTATCACCAACAACTGGATTTGAAGGTCTTTGTGCTGTTGTGCCTGTAGGCACGGTCATTGCACCTGTACCTGTGCCGCCGTATACATCTAACTGAGTCTTACCTACCGTACCAGTCGAAGGCTGTACAACTTGCGTGATTGGGCTTGTGTAGTAGACGTAGATATTGCTCGTACCCGACGATGGGGCAGAGGTGAACGTGATGGTGTTGCCACTTACTGTGTAGGCATCGGCTGGGTTTTGCTGAACGTTATTAACAACAACCTGAACCTGCGCGACAGATGCTACAGGACGGGAAAGCGTAAAGGCAACAGTTGAACCATTGCCGTTGAAGTAATCAATAGCTGGGGCAAAAGATTGTGTTGTGTTGGTGTTGCCAATGAAAGCCATATCACACCGCCGTCAAAGCAGATACCACACAGTCCGCAGAAGAGGCTGCGCTTGTTACAACCTTCAATATGTCCGAAGCAATCAACACCACACGGCTTCCCTGAATTACTTCAAGTGAACCGCCAACAGGCACCGTTGCTTGATACACAATATAGTAGTCCACAGACGAGCGGGTAATAAACACGCTTGCCGTGATTGGAGATGCCGTTGTATTTGCAACAATAAAGCTTGCAATGGCTAAAGTGCCAGAAGAAACAGTTGTAAGCGTAGCGCCCGCTGTGCCAACGTTCTTAGCAACGTAAGAGGTATTTGCGTAAGTAGCCATGTTAACCCATCATAAAAGAAAGGAAGTACGCATCGTCTGCCCCAGCACCAGCTTGGCTAACCCATGTAGTTCCGTTAGAAGTCAGTACATTACCCGTCGTTCCCGGAGCCACAACCTGCAGGGCGGACGTTCCATTACCCAACAAGACGTTATTAGCCGTAAGCGTTGTAGCGCCTGTACCACCCGAACCAACAGGCAAAGTACCCGTTGTAAGCGCAGAAGAAGAGGTTGCATACACCGCACCGCCAGAAGTAAAGGATGTGAGTCCTGTACCGCCGTAAGCTGTGCCTATTGTAGTTCCCTGCCACGTTCCAGTCGAGACCGTACCCAAATAAGATGTGGTTGCAGTCAGGAAGGTAAACGTACCTGCCGCTGCAGAAGTTGCTCCAACTGTCGTGCCATCAATTGCACCACCCGTAATCGTTACCGAGTTGGCGTTCTGGGTAGACATCGTACCCAAGCCGGTGATTGCGGTGTTAGGGATGGTGGTTGATGCCGTCATTGCTGACGCACCGTTGCCGTATACATAACCCGTTAAGGTTGCAGCGCCGGTACCGCCGTAAGGAACAGTAACTTCAGAGCCGTTCCACACACCAACAGCAATCGTGCCTACTCCAGTAATGCCGGTATAAGAGCCAGACAAGCGACCAGTAGGCAAAGTGCCAGAAGTAATATTGCTTGCATTAGTTGTATCTGTAGTAGCAGATGGTGCCAGACCTGATACAGCCGTGTACGAAATCGCAATAGGAGTACTTGCAGCAAAAGTCAGTTGTCCTTGTGCGTTAACCGTGTAGTTTGGTACGCTCGATGCAGAGCCATATGAAGCAGCCGTTACAGCCGTGTTGGTGATACTAAAGGTAGTATTAGTTAGGGTTAACCCTGTGCCAGCAGAATAGATCTGTGCTGACGAAATCTGGGCAAACGTAATGTTTGTTGTGCCAAAAGTGATAACGCCTGTGGTGTTGCAGGTATACATCTCACCCGCACCGGTCGTACCAGCCGTTACAAAAAAGGTAGAACCTTCACTCAACGCATTCGGGCTGTCGATGCCGTATGTATCTGTATCGTCTGAGCGTGTCATCACCCAGTTTGTTGAGCCAGATCCAATGTCAGTTACAACATACACACCGTTCTGTGTTGCACTAGCTTGCGTATAAACCAAAACACGGTCGCTAACACTTAGCGTTACACCATCAATAGCCAGCGCAACTTGGGTGCCAGCGTTTGTAAGCGTCGCGCCAACACCAGCCGTGCCGTTGTTATACGTAACAGTTAGAGGCGTTGGAGACTCAACCCGCACCGGCGTGTGAAAGTGAACGCCAGAAGAAACAAGCGTATCAACATAAGTCTTGTTAACAATGTCCGTGCTTGCTGCAGGAGTTGTAGATATCGTGCCTGTGGTCAGTGCAGCATTACCAATCGTCGCGGTACTTGTGACCGACAACGCATTAAAGTTTTGCTGGACTGTATCACCTGTTGAGTCACGGTATACCGACTTTTCTGCAGGATATGTAACAAACACATCCTTTGTACTTGCGGAGAAGTTAACAAGACTGGCGGCGTTAGAAGAGGAAAGAACAGTCGTGCGAGCAAGTGTGCCTGCACCAACCGTACCAATACCTACTTCCCACTCGTTGAGCGTCTGGCTGGCGATTGTGTAGTAGCAGGTGTTGCCATTACCAATAGCCGAACTAAACGTCTGGTAGCCTGTTACAGCGCCGTCAAGCGTAAAGGTTCCCGTTCCAGTTGTTACGCTGGATTCTTTTACGCGATCCGCAAGCACAAGAGCCATGTCAGGCTCCTACTAAGCGATTCTAATAATGGCGTCTGTCGCATCCGCTGTCGGGAAGACGATAGTGAAAGTACCTGCAGTCGAGGTCTTGTCGCTACCAAAGTCCAGCACCGCAACGCACTTGTTACTCTGTGATGCGTTATAGATCATCGCGCCACGGGCAGTAATCGAAGCAGTCGTCCAAGATGTATTGGAAAACGACAGGTATGCAGTCGTGCCAGATGAAACAGGAACAACCGACACAACCAGCGTATTACCACCAGCCGTATAGCCTGTGCCAACTACTTCGTTAGAAGTTGTATACGCGGTTGTTGCTGCGCTCAATGTAGCTGCAGATGTGTACAGAGCAATCTTAAACGTGTCTGCTGCGGTTGAAGCACGTACAACACCTGTGCCAAAGTTGTGGATACCGTCAAGGATTTCAACCTTGAACGATGTTGCCATTGCTTGCGAAATTGCCATGAAAGGCTCCTAATAAATAATTACCGCACCGGTCCCGGCACAGGAAGTCTAAGTTGTCCGTCACGGTAAGCACTACGACGATCCTTACCATCACCCAAATCTCTCAGGAGCGCCAATGACTCTTGATACTTCTGCTCATAGTAAGCGACCATATCCTGCTCGCCTTTCTGGAAGATCACAGCTTCACGCAACGCACCATACAACAACGCGGACTCAAAGTTATCACCAAGCCAGCTAGTACCAGCAGTAACAATTGACTCGGGATAATAGTACTGGTGAAGCTCAACCACATAGTTCTGGTCAGGGGTCGGACCAATAATGAACGTATAGGGAGCAAACTGCCCAAAGTACTTGGGTAGCCCAGTGTCAGAAGCGTTGGGATAAGCCTGTCGAATGAAGTTGACATCCTTATCAATCAAGAACTGTTGGTCACCAAATGTGTCCGTTACAGCAAGCGAGAAGGTCGCCAAGTAGTCCGTTGGCAAAGACAAGTACTTGTCCCCAGTTGTAAAGCTACCAACAACGTTACGACGGATTGCAGGGATTTGCACAGCGTTATAGATGCGCTCCTCTGCAAGCTGTACGAACGTAGGGATCTGGGAAACAAACACCGATTCGGTGGTCTCCGTATAGTCCTCAATCGCGGTAACAAGCTGGGTATAGTTCATGTCTTAAGCCATTGGGCCACGGCACATTGTGCCTTTCGTTGCAGCACCTGCGCCACGCATCTTAATGCCAGTCGTTTTAATATCATCACGCGCAGGGTCTCCAGCGCTGACACGACCAGCACATGTGCCGGGCTTCATTTGGTTTGCAGCCAAGGTGTTTGGATCAACCCTTTTGCCGATTGCGTTCTTTACGTTCATGGGCTGACCTTTCATTGTGTGTGGTTCAGCATAGATGCCAGCATCGCCGACCTCTTTGCCCATCATTTTTGCGCTAAATTTAGCCATGATTAACCTCGTTTCTGTGCTGCAATCTTAGCCAAGTTGCGACCCATCTTCTTCATGTCAGCGTTTGTTTTGCCGCCACCAGAAGTTGGTGTGCCTTTACCTTTCATTGCCGCAACGACTGGACCGCTGTTGCCAAGGTTCTTGCCCTCTGTTTTGCCTTTCTTTGCTACGCCATCAGCGCCACGTTTATACATGATTAACTCCTTAAGTAATTGTTACTGTAACTGTACCAACCTGACCAGCAGCAATCAAGTCATTTGGTGTTAAAGCTGTATCAAAACCGCTTGCTCCGCCAACAGGGTTCCAGCCCCACTGAAATACTCTACTACCGCCTTCCGGGTTGCCATTTGGACCAACACCTGACACCAAGTAACTTATATCTGGTCTTGGTTCCCGAACTGCTTGTGGATCATTGACCGGATACATACCTAACTGCAACTGCGGCTGATCTGGATCCCAACAACTAGGACATACCTTAACGTTATACAAATGCGTTTTTAATATTTGCTTCTTTAATTCTTTTAACTTGTACCGTTGACCACAACGGTCACATTCGGCAATCGCATACTTACCTGATGCAAATTTACTAGGCATGGGTCACCTTAGTAAAAAAGGTTTCGAGGCACAAACCGAATAGAAGCTTTTTCGCGATCCTCGTCAGCGGCAAGTTGAAATTGCTGTTCATAATCTTGTTTTAAAAACAACACTCGGTTTGGATCTACGTCCGGCAATTTAACGCTCAGGTTAAACGCAAGCCCTGCAACCATGCAGTTAATAAAACGAAATGGAATGTCTTGTGTAGAAACACCGCCGCCAGAATCTTGAATGCGACGTAAACGGTAATACACAAACGTATACTGATTGCCCGGTGAATTTGGCGTAGGCCAAACGTTAATGTTTGGAACAAAAGTCTGATAAACAGACGTATTGTTGGAATGGACATCAACAAAAGTATTAGCTTGCCCACGGAAACAGTTTAGCAATTGGTTTCCACTAACGTTCTGGTACACAATAATTTCGTTGTCTATTTTTATATACCCAGAACTTGGCAAGTTCGCGGCTGACACCACATTAATAGTCGTGTCTGTTAATGAAACCGCGCTACTTAATGTTGTTGTAGCACTTGCGTTTGTGTTCCCAGACTGGCGGTTTACCCACACCTGAATAGGACGACCCTGTGCGTTCTTCGTTGGTATCGTAAGGTACGTAGATTCAGAAATGCGACTAATGTTGATATCAATCTGGTTTTGGCCTGTGCCT